TGGTTCCGCTGATCCATTGGTTGATGCATGTAGAAAGCGAGGCTATAAAGTCGTTTGGGATGTCGGACTAGATGGAAGAGAAGATCACACAAGGTATGTTATTGAGTTTCCATGCAAATCCCCAGAGAATTCTATTCTTGTAAATCAAATGACAGCAATTGAGCAACTTGAGTGGGTTAAGAAAATGCAAACATTTTGGGCTGATAATGCAGTTTCAGTCACCGTCTATTACAAGAAAGAAGAGCTGGCTGCGATTAAGGAATGGTTAGAAAAAAATTATAATAATTCCGTAAAATCAGTGTCGTTTTTACTCCACACTGAACACAACTTTCCTCTTCCTCCATATGAAGAGATTACAGAAGATGAATATGTAAAAATATTGGGCAAAATTGATTTTTCTGTAAAACTTCAATCGGATATAACAAACTCGGAAATTACCCTAGATGAGTGTGTTGGGGGCTTATGTCCAATAAAATAAACCAATCTATGTCACATTTATCACCCAGTTAACCAAAATCATACCTGTATTTTTCATTTTTATTCTTTTTTTAATAAAAGTAGTGTACAATGGTTTTGATGAGCGATGATATTATCAAGGACAAAAAGTTCTGGGTTCCACCAAGGGTTTATGGAGTATGCATTTGGATTATGCCAGATGGTCGCCCTCTTAGTGACGGGGATGGTATATTATCCGCTGAGGGCTTTATCAATGACGAAAGGGTGGAAAAGAAAGTTGCCGAAGCCGCAAAGTATTGGACCGGAAGCGAGGAAGGGCATATAAGTTGGGTTCAGGGGGCAAGAAAAATTACATCCAAGGAGAGGGACGATCAAATGGAAAGAATGCTCAATGGTCTCGTTGCAGACCCATATGAAGATCTTTTTGATGAATTGTCAAAGCCATCATGAATAAATTAACACACATTGAAGATGAAGAGAATTCTTTTGAAATTGAAGACCTTCAATATTTTGGTTTAGAGTCAACTCCATTAATTGAAGATCCTTTTACAAAAGTTGCCTTTTCATCCCTATCTCCAAAGATGAAAAGGAAAGCCCTAAGGTTTTCTAAAAAATTTGAAGGCGCTGACGGTACTAAAACAAAATATGTTGATCCAGAAACACTTGATGGATATTCATTATATGATATTGTTAATCCACCATACGATTTAGATAATCTTGCTGGGTTGTTTGATTCAAGCGCAATTCACAATGCTTCTGTTATGGCTCGAGTTATGAATACTGTTGGTGTTGGTTTTGAATTTGAAGAAACAACAAAATCAAAAAGAAAAATTGAAAAAGCAATGGGTGATCCAGATAAGGTTAGTCGCGTTCGCAAAATGCTCCAGGACGAAAAAGAAAGGCTTGATGAGGTTTTTGAAAATATAAATGTTGAAGAAACTTTTATTGAAACAATGATTAAAGTTTGGCAAGATGTTCTTACTGTTGGTAATGGATATTTAGAGATTGGCAGAAACAATTCCGGCAAGATAGGATATATTGGTCATATACCAGCAACCCTTGTTCGGGTAAGGAGAAAAAGAGATGGGTTTGTCCAAATCGCAAGGACGAGTAAAATTGCGGCAGTCTTCTTTAGAAACTACGGTGATGAAAAAACAGAAGACCCAATCAATACGGATCCCAGACCCAATGAAATTATTCATTTTAAAATTTACACTCCTAAAAATACATATTACGGTGTTCCTTCTTCGGTGTCTGCTGCCGCTGCAATTATTGGCGATAAATTTGCAAAAGAATATAATATTGACTATTTTGAAAATAAAGCTATTCCTCGGTATGCCGTTATAGTTAAGGGTGCAAAATTAAGCAATCAATCCAAGCAAGAACTTATTAATTATTTTAGAAAAGAAGTTAAAGGTCGCAATCATGGTACTCTTGTTATTCCAATTCCTGCCTCTATTGGCGCTGATAGCGATATCCGTTTTGAAAAACTAGAAGCTGGCGTTCAGGATGCCTCATTTGATAAATATAGAAAATCAAATAGGGACGAAATTCTTGTTGCCAATCGAGTCCCAGCACCCAAAGTTGGTGTATATGATAATGCAAACCTCGCCGTGTCTAGAGACTCAGATAAAACATTTAAGATGCAGGTCGTTGGACCAGATCAATCGGTTATTGAAAAGAAGATAAATAGGATAATGGCAGAGTTTACCGATCTATTTGTTTTAAGATTTAAGAAGATTGACTTGATTGATGAAGATATTCAGTCTAGAATTAATGACAGATATTTGAGAACAGAAGTTATTGCGCCGAACGAAGTTCGCTCTGCTCTTGGCTTACCAGAGCGAGCAGATGGTGATGAGGTGCTTCCGTTCCCATCTAAGGTTAAAAAAGAACAGTCTGGTCCCGGTGCTCCAATTGGAAATTCCAACAATGAAGCATCTCAGCCCAGAAATGCGAGAGCCGATACCCCAGAAGGAAGTTCCGACCCAAGAGAATCGGGTGATCAAGCCGAAAGGGGAGAAAATCAAGATAATGCAGGAGGTGCAGAATGAATAGCGGAATGGGAATTGTTTATTCCAATGCTGGCGTTGACAGTACGGCAAATACTGTAACCCTTGTTGGTCATACAACAAGTATTAACTTTCTCAACACACATGCTTCTACAAATGCAGTTATTAAACTTAATGGTGGTCCACACCAGATTTTAATTCCAGCAAATAAGGATTATGTTAAGGTTGAGGGTGACTACACTCAATTTCAAGTTGTAACTGCCAACGTAACGGTTGCAGTCTTTGCACTTGGCTGATTTGCTATATAATAGATTTATAGCATACACTTAGGAGTACATCTTTTATGACAAATTTTAATATGACCTTTCCAATTGATATGGTCAAGAAAGAAGAACGAATTGTTACTGGTGTTGCCACAGCAGACAATGTTGACAAAGTTGGCGATCTTGTAGATTTTAGCGCATCACTTGACGCATTTAAAAACTGGCAAGGCAACATTAGAGAGATGCATGCCCCGGTTGCTGTTGGAAGAGCGATTAGTCACAAAGCAATTAAAATGAAAGGTGTTGATGGTGAAGAATATAATGCAATTCAGGTTGAGGCATATATTTCAAAAGGCGCAGAAAGCACTTGGCAAAAAATTCTTGACGGAACACTTCGTGCATTTTCAATTGGCGGAAAAATTTTGAAAAAAGAGATAATGCAAAACAAGGTTCACAATGGTAGACCAGTGTATGTTATTAAAGAATACAATTTAGGTGAACTTAGTCTCGTTGACAATCCAGCAAATGCAATGGCGATAATCGATCTTGTCAAGAAAAATAATGCCGGTGTTCTAGAATATGTTCTAGAGCTATTGGAAGAAGAATTTGAAAAGAAACAACCTTTGAAAGATCCCAAGGGTGGATTAACCGCTGCTGGGAGAAGACACTTTAAACAAACTGAAGGCGCTAACTTAAAGCCCGGAGTCAGGGGTGCTACAGATACTCCAGAAAAAATGCGCAGAAAGGGTTCGTTCTTAACAAGATTCTTTACCAACCCTTCTGGCCCAATGAAGAAACCAAACGGGCAACCAACAAGGCTTGCTCTTTCAGCCGCTGCTTGGGGGGAGCCAGTACCAAGTGATGCTGCTGCTGCTGCACGGCTTGCGGCAAAGGGAAGAAGGCTTTTAGAAAGATATAGAAGGCAAAAGGAAACAAAGAAGTTTGATGGGAGCACTTCTGGTCTGGTTGACATGAATGAAGATTATGATTTAGACGCAGATGAGGCAGCAATTGAAGTATTACTAGATACCATCTTTGATGATCTAGGTGACGTTATTGAGCAGGGAAAGACCTATTTTGAGGGTATTGATTTAGAAAATGAAGAAAATCCCGAAATTGGATTGCTAAATGATGTAAAATATGATAAGGTAAACCCTATGGATAATTTAATTAATGGTGATGAAAATAAATTATCACTTGTTAAAAAGTTTGTTGCTTGGCTTAGTTCGGAGCCAAGCGATGTCAGTCTTAATAAAACTGACGATGCTGAAGCCACATCGGAGGCAGCAGTACACACTGAACAAATGGAGGAACAAGAAATGGATATTGAAATGTTAAAAGAAGTTCTTGGCTCCGTCATTGATCAGAAGCTTAACGACTTTGCCACTTCGCTTAAGGCTGAAGTTGAAGCAAATGTTGCTGCCAAGATCGATGATGTTGCAAAAAGCCTAGAATCGCAAAAAACAGAACTTGCTCAAAAGTTGGAAACAACTGAGAAGGCTCTGCAAGAACAGACTGCTAAGGTTCAAGAAATTGCAAACGCTGGCGCTGTTAAAAAGAGTGTTGACCCCGAAGACAACGATGAAGAGGAGACGGTTGTTAAGTCTACTCCACAGTCGGTCTGGAACAACATTTATCTACCTCAGGCTCTAATTGAGTCTTTGGGTTATAAGTCATAACAAGGAGGACTTAAATATGCCAACACAGGAAGAAATTCTTTCTAAGGCCGGCGAAGTCACTACGAGCGTCGTCGGAGCCGGTA